CTCACAGAAGAAGATGCGATGGGGGGGGCGGTGCCCCCTGCCTCGGACCTCTCCTTTAGAATCTCTTGCAGTTCTTGCTCAGCCGTAACGCCCGGTCGGGCCAGGTCGCCACGTTCCACGTTGTACCAGAACGTCTTCCGGCTCATCGCACCTCCCTGGAGTGACTCGAAGAGCGCGCGCAGTAGGTCGGGCTCCATATGCGCAATAGAGAAGTCCTTGTTCAGGTCGACTCTTGCGCCTGTCTCTTGAGGTGTCGCCGCTGATTCCGGGCCGATCCACCACGCGTGGATCTGGAGCGCCAACGTAAGGCCGCTCTCTACCGCTTGGGCTACGGTCGTCAGCGTGGCATGCTCGCCCGCATGGCGGAGTGATACGCCGGTAGCCGTCTCTGCCTCCCGCTGGTTCGGCTGGTCTTCCAGTAGCCGCGCGCCTAGAGTTGCCATCATTTGACGCTTCTCCGCAGACGCTTTGTCGAGCGCCGCGAGCCCCTGTCCTGTGTACTCCAGCATATCCGCTCGGGCGCCCTCGGGCAGCATCCACGCAGCACCGGATCCAAGGAAGAGCGGCCCGTCGTCGTCATTCGCAGCGCCGGAAATCCATGGCTGAGGTAGCGCAGTGTAGTGCCGGCCGTGCTCCAAGTCAGCCATCGTGCGGTAGTGCGATAGGTTGACGTCGGCGAGATCGAGGGCAGGCGGCTTGGCGATGTGTGGGGAAATATTCGTGGGGCCCAAGGGGACGAAGGGGATGAAGCTCAAGGGGGCCTCGCGCCGATGAGGAGTAATGGTTGCTGCATTCTGCGAAGGCGGTACATACTCCACCCACTCGCCTTTCTCGTTCTCACGCCAAACCGTTCGCCGATAGATGCCATCAACGAGCTCGAGCACGCGGAACTGCACCACGTTCTTGCTGGAGAATGGGTCGTCCTTATTGTCGGGCTCTTCTACGGACTCCCTCAGGACCACGCGCGTGAGCGTTTCGTCGCCGCCCATGCTTTGCGTGCGAAACGAGAAGATGTCCTCGGCCCTATATCTAGACCAGTAGGGCCTTTGAGCTCCGCCGCTGAAGTCCACCAGGATACCGTGTCGACCGAGCGACAGGACCTCTCGGACAGCATGGAGCGCAAAGAGCTCCGCCGTTTCGCCGGCCAGCGTAATATCCTTGAGGTGCCGGTCGGCCTCTCCGTTCGAATTGAACTGCGGCTGATTCTGGAATACTCGCCCAGCCAGGCCGTCCACGGTGCGCGCAGTCGCGTTGTAGAACAGTGCGCGTTTGCGATAGTCGTCGTACTTGGCTGAGCCCGTGTCCGTTTTGTGCGAATCGAGCTTTGGTAGGTACAAATCGCCCTTTGCCTTGACCGCGTCGGAGCCATCGTAGGTGTCCCGCACCCGCTCCCACTTGGGCAAAGCGTCCATATAAGACTGTGATGGTTTGTTGACTGGCATGATTCTATTCTACCCCCATGCGATCTCACGCTGTTTCACAGGACGTGACCCAGAGACCGCAAGCTCCGATACGGCCCAGACCATAGCGTCGAGCCGATTTGGACTGCTCTCACCCGGCACCCAGTTCGTCATCTCGCCCTCGAGCGCCGGGAAGTGTCCGACGAGGTGGAGCTTGCCTTTTTCCATCAGCGCTGCGACCGGCTCTGCGCGGATCAGCTTTCCTCGCGTCGTATAGATGCCCTTGTACGAGACGTTCGGGTCGACCATGCGGATGGTGCTCTCCACCATCTCGCCGCCATAGTTGCGCTCGGCAATGACGCGGTCCATCTTGTACCGCCAGTATTCGGTGACGACTGCCTCTGCCCATTCCCTTGGCGACCCTCTGAGGCTCACATCACAGAGCACGTAGACGTGGCCTTTCTTGTCGATGCCCGCGCCAACGATGCCTATCTCAGCGAGTCCGCCCGATGGGTCGACGCCGACGACAATGCGCACGAGGTCGGGGAACTTCGTCACCCGCGTTTCGTCGATTAGGCTGCGTGTCCAAAGCGCACCCTCGGACTCATCGAGCAACTCCGCGTGAATCTCCTGTCGCCCTAGATTCGTCCCTTCGTACTTTGCGAGGATCGTGCTCAGGAATGACGGTGCGAGGTTGTGCTCGTTCTCGTAGGTGCTGCCTTTCGTGATTGCGGTATTCGGATCGGTGATGAGCTCCCGTATCAGAGGAACCGGCTTCGGGGTGGACGTGATGCACACTTGCGGGTTCTCGCCAAGGCGTAGCCCGAACATCATGTTGTCGTACGCAGCGCGTCCCTTGGTCGCAGGCCAAGCGGCGAGCTCGTCCGGCCATGCGATGTGGTGCTCCGGTCCGCGGACTGCCTCCGGGTTGTGCGCTGAGCGAATCACCGCGATAAACCCGTTCGGCCATGTGAGTATGCGTTTCGACGGCTCGTAGATCGGGCGATTCCACGGAGGGCAGACGCTCATAATTCCAGACGTTCCTAGAATCATGACATCGCGTGCGTCGGCTGGTGTACTCGAGAGAAGCATCCCGCGGCCCCCAGGACGCGCTTCCGCTCCATGCCTGAACCACTCTGCGCCGGTCCTGGTCTTGCCCCAGCCCCTGCCGGCGAGAACGAGCCAAGCCGTCCAGTCGCCTTCAGGTGCGAGCTGCTTCTCGCGCGCCCAATGCCGCCAGTCATACAGAGCGATGGCCTTATGCTCGGGAGTAAATCCCTCGAGCACGCGCGCCCTGGCGGTCGGCGGGAGAGACGCCAGCGCCGGCGCTTTCAGGGGTGACCGATCCGTGTGCAATCGCTCTAGCCTTTGGCGGCCTTCGCCTTTCCCGCTTCGATGCGCCTCGCGAGCTCGTCGGTCCTGCGGTCGTATTCGTCCGCGGCGCCCGCGAGGAGCTTTCTCGTCTCTTCGTCGAAGTCGAGAGTTAGCTTGTCATTCAGCATACCGAGATGGCGCATCGCTAGGGAGAGTGCTTTCGTTTTATCCCAAAGCTTGAAATCAACGGCCACGTCGCCAGTCAAGAGAAATTTCTTATTGACTCCAGCGACGGCACTCATGGCGTCGGCAGGAGCCCCGTACTTCACCTTTAGTGGATTCTTCGAATCCGCCCCATCGATTTCGTAGTTGTCCGGGCGGGACGTAACGATTCGAAACAGCTCCCGCAGCACAACGTCTTGCGTGAGCTCCGTCCTATTCGAGCGCGCCTCCACAGCTTTGTCGACGACGGCGCGCACATGAGTGTAGCTGAGCAGTCGGGAGCCTTGCTTCTCCGCCATATTCTCGCTGTATCCGGCGCGGATGGCCGCCTTCGTCGCGTTCATGTCAACGAGGTATTCCTCTGTGAATCGCTTCTGCTTTGGTGTCAGCGTCGGCTTCCGTGACTTGGCGGACACGGACTTCTTCTTCGCCTTCTTCGACGCTTTCTTCTTCGCCATGCCCTAAGTATCGCCTACTCCTGGAAGAGCAGCGCTTTCGCGAGCCGAGACTGCTCCCCGTGGTCTTGCATCGCCTCATCCACCATGACGCGCTCGATGCGGTGGGAAGGGATCATTTCTTGCGGGTCCGTGCGGGCGACACCGAGTCCATGGACACGATACATTCCCGAGGGATCGTAATGACATCCGCCACGTTCTCGTTGGCGTGAGACCAACTCTGGGCGAGCTGCACCACGTCGGCGTTACTTTCAAGCACATACCCAACGGATACACACGGGCCAACGCTTCCCATTTGGCGATGCTCTTCACGGGAGTCCCATCCGATACGACTCATGCTGTCGCGCCAGACCACCTCGACACGTCGCATGCTGTCAGGCATGGTTCGCTCCTGGGGGAAACAACAACGCCTTCGCGAGCCGCGACTGCTCCCCGCTGTCCTGCATATCCTCGATGCCTTCCACCATGACGCGCTCGATGTGTCCCGTCTCAACAAGCAAGTGCACCAAGGCCCACCACACGCGCTCGATCTTAAAAGCGAAGTCCTCACCTTTCCAGCGACCGTACTCGTCTGGGTCGAGGAGTCCGTTCTGACGCAACAGATCGATCGCCTCGGACCACTCGGGGATCGGTTGACAGGAGGCGCTGTCAAGGTGGTTGGGCGGGCTCGTCTTCATGCGATACAGGCACCCGACAGCCTCGGCATCACCCCTCCCACAGTAGCTCTGCTTCCCGCTGTAGGTTATCTCTCCGGTCTCAGGATTCTCGGACCTATCGATTTGGGTCATGCGTACTAGCGGCACAGGCGGCCGCGCCGAGCACGCGCCCTCGTCGAACTCGCGTGCGGCACTGTCGAAATAGCGACACGAGCCGCAGGAGGGCGTAAATCCTCGTCCGCCTTCTTGTCGAGCGTCTGTAACGCTCATTCCCCGTCCACCTCGTGCACGTACGGAATCGCCCGCACCGCGTCCTCGGCTCGCTCGACCATCGCGCGCGGCAGGAGCCCGAGGTAGTAGACGGCGGCGGCGCCGAGCCAGATGATCCAGTAGAGGGCGAGGCCCGTATAGAGCTGCTCGTTGTGGCGGCGCTTCGTCACGTCCTCACCTCCGGCATCTCGTCCCACGTGCGCCCGTCGAGCGCGCAGCCGGCGACCTTCTTGCCGACGCGTGCAAAAGTTGGGTATGGCGCCTGCTCTGGATCGACGCAATTTACGGGTCCATCCGTTTGAGCCCACTCGCCCATCTGCTTGAAGAAAAACGGCACGCCCGCCGTGACGCACTGGTCACGAATCGAGCGCGCCCAGTCGGGATGCATAGGGCGCGCGTTCGGCCCCGACTCGCCGCCGACGATTACCCAATCTATAAACGTGCACGCGGCCGAGACGAGCGCTTGCCTGCGCTTCGGTGGCAACGTGGCCCCAGCCTCGACGGCTTCCTCGGGAGACTTGTACGGAGAGGGCCACGGTTGATGGACCGGCCATACGTAACGGGCCACGTCGATCGGCCCGAGCATCGGCTCGATACTCACCCCACGGACAGCGGCATTGGTACACAGCAAGATCGGGATGCGCTCGTCGGCGCGCTTCTGGTCTTCCACGCTGACCAGGATCCACACGTTGTCCCACGGCTTGCCGTCGCCCCATGGAAGCAATCCAGCAACGCGCTCGATACGCTTCGTGAGAATCTGATACGTCAGGTGCGGTGTGGCCGCGATGATGTCCCACGCCTCGGGGCGCCACTCATCGGCCTCCTCGATGAAGAAGTCCGACCAAGAGCACGTAAAGACGAGCCGCGGTTCTCTCAGCCGCAGCGGGAGATTGAAGGTGCGCGGCTTGGATCGGACGACGACGTTGGGATCCTGCCCGTAGCGTTTCTTCTCGGCAAACATATAGCAGTTCAGACAGCCGGGCGAGACCTTGTGACAGCCCTGCCAGGGATTCCACGTAGTGTCGGTCCATTCGATTTTGCTCTTCTCGCCCATCACGCTATCCTCGTCCGTCGCCCGAACTCGGCAATCAAGAGCGCTTCCGCCATCCCGTCGTCATCCTTTCGCGATCGTTGCGTCCGTTTCAGGCTCACACTAGGAAAGAGCCGTTGCGCGGCGATGATGGATCTCTGTTTCGTGTCCGCTCTCGGTGTCCCGGCATGCATGGCCTTCTGCCACGTCTGGGGCGCGACGAGCTGATAGGGGATACCCATCCCGGCGAGCATCCATTCGAATCCGCGGGCCACACCCCTGTGATAGTTCGCGATACCGCCGCCCGGCATCTTTGGCGGCATCGGCTGAGATTTCTCGATCATCACGAAGAGCCGCTCCACATCCGCGCCGATTGCACCTAGGTTCCAACCAAAGAAGGTCGCGCGGATCTCGGTAAGGTTGTATTCGTCGCGTCCCTTCTTCTTTCCTTTCTTCACGGAAGCCGCAATGATCGGCATCGGGGTAAGCTCGACCTTCCCGTCCTTGTGAAGCGCAGCGAGCGCGCCCTTCTTTCCCGGGTCAATCCCTACGACAATCACGCCGATTCCCTCGGTTGCTCGATCGGCAGAATTAGCATCGGCTTCCACTGGTGCCGCGCCCTCGCGATCGCGTCGCCCGTGCCCGGGGACTTGCCCTTGTAGCGCGTGCCTGAGATGGCGAGAATCAACCCACCCGTCAAAACGGGATCACCTCGTCGCTCTTCTTCTTCCGCGATCGCGTGCGATCCCGGAATGCTTCCCGCCGCTCGGCTTCGCTCATCTCGAGGTATTCACGGCGACTCCTTCCCGCGTCGCAGCTACACACGGTCATTCCGCCCTTGGACAGATACATACCGTCGCCGCCGCAGTCCGCGCACTTCCGCGACATCAGTAATTCTCGATTCGGACCATGAGAACGGCCCAGAACTCGTCCTGCACCCAACGCCGGATGATGGGCTCGAACCCTTGGCGGGCGAGTATCGAGTAGTGCTCGCTATCTTCCTCAGCCCACCGCATCGTCCCTGAAAAGCTCTCCTGCTTGCTCTCGGGCGGAGGCGAGATTTTTTCTCGCTTGGTTCCAGTACGACTCTTTGAGCTCGACACCGATAAACCTCCGCCCCATTTGAAGCGCCACGTATCCTTCGCTGCCGATGCCCGCGAACGGCGACAGTACGAGGTCGCCTCGATTCGACCAAAGCGTTAGGCAACGCTCGATCACGTCGAGTTGAAGCGGCGCGATGTGACGCTCGTCTTTGTGCTCGCGCGCTGAGTGCCGCTGGAGCGTATTGCTCGGGTTGATGTCGTCCCATATGGGCGACGCCCACTTTTGCCAAATCGATACAGGAAAGCTTTCGTCGCTGTGCTCAACCGGGCCAGCGTTGTCTCCTGGCTTTCTGAATGTGAGAATGTAATCCGGGATTCCCATGCGGCTCCGCGTGCTGTCTTTTTTGAGTTGCTTATGGAGCAGGCCGAGCGCTTTCGTGCGCTGCATCGACGTAACAGGGTTTTTCCATATCGTCGTCTTGGCGTGCCAATGGAACCCCTCCTTGGATATCGACCGAATCAACTCGCCCGGGAAGTCAATGAGCCCGATCCATCCATGGTGCGTTAGAGACGTTGGCAGGTCCATGCAGTGCATGCTCACGAGACGGCCGGGCGCGGTCACGCGGTAGAGCTCGGCAAGCAGGAAAGCGAAGTGATGGAAGAATTCCTCGTAGTCGCGACTATTGCCCATGTCGCGCTCGGAATCGCTGTAAGTGTACAGGCTCGCGAACGGCGGTGAGAACACGGAATAGCCGATGCTGTCGGTCTCGACCGTGCGGCACACCTCGACGCTATCGCCCAAATAAAGATCCCACCCTTCACCGCTCGCCTTATCGGTGCGCCCTTTGTTTTTCGTCGTCGTTTTCTTCTCTCGGATTTCCGTCTCGTTCATCGTAGCCATATGCTCGAGCATCCCTTCCGCCATCTTTGCGGCGTCTTCTTCTTTGCGTTTAATGTTCGCGACCACCGCGCCTTCGGCCTTGGACGTAATCACGTGGACGTTCACTGGGCTCTCTTGACCGAAGCGCCAGCATCGGCGCACCGCTTGATACCATTGCTCCCACGAATCCGACAGCCCGACGAACGCCATATTGTGACAGGATTGAAAGTTCATCCCGTACCCTGCGATCGTTGGCTTCGTGACCATCACGCGTATGCGCCCGAGCGCGAAATCATTTAGCGACTTTTCTTTGTGGTCGATCATGTCGCTTCCTTTCACTTCAACGCTTCCGTTTATGAGTCGCTTCAGCGCAGCGCTCTCGTCGTTCCGGTTGCACCACACAAGCCATTGCTCGCTCGACGCGTTCACAATATCCGCGCACCTGGTTGACCGCTCCACCACGCTATTCGATCGCGCACTGATTCTATCTTGCAGAGTTGCGGCAGGCATCTCGAACAACATGCCGTCGTTGCGATCGGCGGTATCGATCACGTGGTCTATGTAAGTTATCGGCGGCAGCAAGAACGCGCCGTCGTCATAGTGTAAATCTGACGGCTTGCGTAGCATCACGCTCCATGTGCACATCCACTCCCAGAACTTATCTTGCGCGTGCCCTTTGATGCGCCACTTTTGCGTTTCTCCGCCGTCATGGACGAAAAACATGCTCAGCATCTCCGCGCGCGTCATGATGCCGAAGAACTCCGCATGATTTCCGAGTTCCATGTAATCGTTCGGCGCTGGCGTTGCAGTGCACGCGAGCTTATATCGCGTGTCCGCGAACGCGTCGATAATCGCCGTTCGTGTTTTGCCGCTGTACGATTTTAGGATGCTTGATTCGTCTAGAACAATACCGTCGAATTCCGACGGGTCGAAGTGTGGCAGCATCTCGTAGTTCGTGATTGTTATTTTGCCCGCCGATCCTTCGCGTGAATACGTGCACGGGATGCCGAACTTCTCGCCCTCGCGCATCGTCTGTGTTGCAACGGCCAGCGGCGCAAGGATTAGAACCTTGCCAGGAACGAGCGCGGCCCACTCGAGCTGTATCGGCGTCTTGCCGAGCCCGCAATCGCAGAACACAGCGGCGCGTCCTTTGCGCAGCGCCCACCGCACGATATCCGACTGGAAGTCGTAGAGCATTGGATTGAGCGGCCCGACGGGCTCGATGCCTGCGTCTTCGAGCGTGACGGCTTTCGAGTGTAGGAATTCTTCGTAATTCACGGTACCTCCGCTTGCGCTTTCGCGTCGCCTTCGTTCCATTCCTCGCGAGGGAGGAGTTGCTTCCACCCGCACGCGTCGGGACAGAACGCGAAACGGCGACCCCGCTTCCCCTCGCGTTCGTGGTCGCGCTTACACGCTCGGACCGCTGCCGACTCCTCGGCCTCAGCCGCAGGATCCGGCTGCATGTAGGTTTCGGCCTGCTGGATCGCGCTGACTCGCGCCGGTCGGTGCTTCTCAGCGTGGATCGCTTCGCGTTCGGCGGTAGGAAATAGCCTCCCGAACAGCCACCGCTGCGCGCTCACGCGCTTCTTCTTCGACTTCGGTGCGCTCTCGTGCCAGTTCGATAGCCCGCGCAGCTCTGTAAGCCAGTCCTCCCCGCGACGAGCCAATTGCTCCGTGCGCGCAGGAAACCGCTTCTCTAGCTCTCTTACGGCTTTGTCGGTCCAGTCAAGCGAGTCGTCCCGATTGAACCACACCACGTCCGACTCCAAGCGTGCGTAGCGTGAGCCGATTCCCGCGTCAGCGGAATCGGAATTGCCTTTACTCTCTGGGGTTTGTTCTTTGGAGTCTGTAGTCTGTTCTCTGTTGTCTGGTGGCGATGTCACCGTGACGTCACGTGACGCATCACGCTCGCGCTTGCTCTTCTGGCGCTCTGCGTCTTGAATTTGCTTCTCGGTGCGGAAGTCCCGATAGCGCTCGTAATTCACGACTTGCCACCCGCCAGGAATCCGGCGCGCCCGCCGCCCCTCGTCGTCCGGTGTCGTCGAGTTCGGATCTGGTGACTCTAGTTCCGCGACGGCGAGCTCGGCGTCTTCCAGGCTCACCACGCTTGCGCGAGCGAGCCCGCGAATCGACGCGCACCGATAGCGGCCTTTCGAATCGGCTTGGGAAAGCATGAAGACGAACACCCAGCGCGTCGCGAGGGCGCAGTCGAGCAGGCTCGACTCTGCGAGTCTTTCGCCGTAGAGCTTCGAAAAGCCGCCGCTTCCGAACGCCCAATCGTTTTCAGTCTTCGGCATCCCGCCCTAAAATCGCGTGCCCGGCCGCATGCCCCTGCGCGCTCAGCCGATACGCGTTCACCTTCCGTGCATTCGCCTCCGCGTGGAACGTCGTCTGTCGACCCGCGACCTCGAACCATGGGTGCTGAAAGAGCGACCCTGGCCAATTGAGCGACCACGCGAGGCGTATGCCCCGCTCCTCGAGATACTCACGCACGTGCGACACGATGATCACCCGGTACCGAAAGAGGCACATGAGCGCCGCCCACCGGGCGATCGTGATCTCCTCGTGGCACCGCTCAGCGTTGAGTGCCTTGAGCCGCTTTTTCTCGGACTCAGCGTCGGCGCGTCGAGCGTGCCATGAAGCGACCCGGTGGGCTGGCTTGCAGAATCGGGCATCACGGACCTTTCCGCGAATTAGCGCCCCGCACCACTCGCATTGCGGGACTGGCGTACCATCACGGAGGGTCGCCTGAAGGGGCGTTTGTACGCGTACACGGCCGCTCTCAGTCGATTCTGAGCCGAGGTCGAGCCCTAGCTGGGCGCTCATGGCTTCCTCCAACTCAGGCCGTCGAGCTCGGCCCAAGTGAGGTCAAGGGCTGTCAGGACTTTCTGAAGGTTGTGCGCTGATATCGACCGGTTGCCGGCCTCCACATCACAGAGAAATCCGGCAGACAGTTGGACATATTCACCAAGCGACCTAAGCGAGAACTCGCGGCGCTTACGGTGCACGCGAATCAGTTCACCCAGAACGAGGCGTCTCATGGCTTCCACCACAACCACACCATGAGAAGGAAAGCGGACCACCCGGCGAGGTTGAACAGCACGAGCGCGAGGTCGAGCGATTTATCCTCTTTCATGGCTTCATCCTTTCGATGAGGCTTCGGAGGGCGAAGGCGGCCTGCTGGGGCACGACTCCGTTTCCGAGCGCTCGCAATCTGTCCATCCGTCGGGAATGCCCATGAGCCACTCGACGAAGCGCGGGTTCAAGACCTTCCGGAACAGCGGACCAGTCATCTTGCGGGCCGGGCGGCCAAGGATGGCGGTGCCGGTATGCGTCCTCCCTCGTACCGTGGCGTCCGTTAGCGTCGTCCCCTCGTGGCGTCCGCTCTCCATCGAGTAGCCTGCCGATCCGCTCGCCCGTGAGTCCTGCGCTGTCGGCGTCGGCCATAGCCGCGCCTCGGCGTTCAGCGAATCCCGCGCCCCTGGATGATTCCCGCAGCTCTCCGAGTCCTCCGCTCGAGGTGTAGGCCAATTCCTCGCTTGATGTTCCAGGCCCTCCTGAACCTTCTTCCCGTTGCGATAGAGCGTCCCGCCTACTCTCGTCGCCGTGCTCGCGTTTCTTCCCCCGTTCGGAACGTTCGGTGTCTTCCAATGACACGGGCGGTAGTGGTCGCCCTTCGGGTTGTTCTGGCTCGATCCGTAGCGGCTCGCCGTGACGGGAGGCCAGTACGAAGACCCGATTCCTGATGTGTGACGCCCCGACGTCGGCCGCTCGTAGACATAACCCCTCCGCATCGTAAAAGAGGGAGGCAAGGTCTCGGAGAACGTCTTGTCCTCCTCGAACAAGGAGCCCTGGCACGTTCTCAAAGAATGCGTATCGCGGTCGTACCTCGCGAAGTATCCGAACGATGGTGGGCCATAACCATCGCTCGTCGTCTTGTCCGAGCTGCTTTCCCGCGAGCGAGACGGGCTGACACGGAAATCCGGCTGTGACGAGATCCACCTTTCCGCGATAGATCTCGCTCGGGAAGGATTCGATATCGCTCCAGATAGGCGCCACGTCGAGACGGCCTTCTTCCATACGCGCCGCCAAGACTTCGCATGCAAACAGCTCCCTCTCCACGAAGCCGATGGTGCGGTAGGAAGGGATGGCGAGCTTGACTCCAAGCTCGAGCCCTCCAATCCCGGCACATAGAGCCAAGCCATTCACTTCCCCTTCTTCTCTTCCCGAAGGAGTCTCGAGAGCTTCAGGATGTCGTGGACCAGAATGGAGCGCTCGTTCTCGGTGAGATCTGAGATCGCTTGCTTCCATGCCTCTCTGTCAGTCGGAGAGCGGCGGCGATGGAGGTTGAGCGCGCGCCGAAGATCGTGCACCGTGATCACTTCTCCCTCCATTCACGCCACCTGGACTCAGGCATTACCATTACATCCAGCCGTTCCGTTGAACCATGGGTGAGTAGAAAGGAGGGTCCTCGAGCGCGATGCGCTGCGAGGCTTCGTAATCGTAGAGGCTCATGCCGACACCTCGACTTCATTGGGCTCGGGCACGATCACGCCATGCTCCGCGCCGAGCCGGATGCACGAATCGACATACGCGGCAAACTCTGCTGTGTCGCAGGCGGGCGTACGCTTTCGCCGTGGCGAGCCCGTGATCGGGCAGTCTTCGACTCGAAGGAACTTCATCGCCAGCGCTTCGTGCATCTCGGTTTTTTCGTAGCCGAACTCCTCAGCGAGAAGGGCCACGACCGCCCCCCAGTAATATTTATTGCTTTGGTTTGACCGCTGAGAGCGCACGCGCCGGACGATGACCTCGACTCGCTTGTCTTTGAGCTTCGCGAGGTGTTGCCGGAGCGCGAGCGGCGAGTTCATCTTGAGCGCTCCCGCTTCCGTGACGGCGCCGAGGAAGATCGGCGTCACTAGTCTTCGCTCCGCCACGATGGGAGGCGGCTTTTGCCGCGCAGTCCTCGATTGTACGATTCGACGATGTAGTGCGCGATCCCAGATGCCAGCGTTCCACCATGGAGCTCTTTTTTTCCGCGACCGCGCGCGGTCAGTCCTGAGGAGCCACCTGGAACGCCGATGAGCTTCTGAACGAGTCGCTTTAGGTCGATGTTGTCCGCGTATCGCAGGATGAACGACCCAACCCCCAGAAGAACCTGCGCATTCACCGCCGCCTTTGTTCTGCCCCATGCCAACGTGATGACATCGAGCGTTTGGCGCAGCGCATCGGGGTTCTGCCCTCGGATCTTCTGGCCCCTGCCCAAGTAGATGGACTCCAGGGAATCGGTCGCACATATCACGCCATCTCGGCTCTGCCGGTCGACGACGTAACCCGCATCGCCAACGATACGGTTTACCGCGCAGGCGATCGGATCTTTCGCAGTGAGGCGAACTAGGAACTTCTCGACCTTTCGGGGGGTGCGAAAGTCGTTCAGGCCCAGAAAACGCTCGGCTTCGTCCGCGCGCGAAAGGCCATCGAATATCTTGCAGGCGATCCTTTGGCCGTTCCAGCCCAGAATCCGCAGGGCTTCAATTCGGTGTTGCCCATCGACGATTGCGTATTTTCCATCTCCGCGCCTCGACACCTCTGGCACGCCGAATAAGTCCGGCTTGAACGCAGACGCCATGCGCTCTGCGCGCTTATCGTCGAGCGGCCGATTTATGAAGGGGTCTCGAATAAGCTCATCGATCGTCAGCAAGCGGATCGGCTGAGCTCCGGGCTTCTTTTGCTTTGACTTCATGACTGTCCTTTCTTCAATTCACGACGAAAACGGTTGATCGATGAGACCACTGCGGCGAGCTCACGCAGCCACACTGTTCGCTCTTCGTCAGTTGGGCTGACGTCACCGAGCGTGAAGGCGTCAAACTCAGAGGAGATGCTTACGATCACGCCGATGGCATGGCGCGCTCGTTCTGAAGCCTTCCGGTTAATTTTTCGTGTCTTGGTGCGGGGAATAATCGCCGATGCAGCCCCGTTACGTCGGCGTTTCATTTCTTTGTGAACTGGGTAGACACTACCGATCGTGTCCATCTGGGCAGGCAGATCGCCGAACACCTCAGGATCGTCTTCGGCGGCGCGGACAATTTCTCTTGCGTGTTGGTACGTCGCGTGTGACATGCCGACAGCTTTTGCGGCGGCATCGCGCACAGTTGGAGATTTTGAAGATGCAAAATTAGCATCTTCATCACCAGACGCTTTCCGTCGACGGGTCTCCCATCCCTTCTTGGCGCGCTCACTCAGCGGCCGCCGCAACCGCGATTCGATTAAGAGCCCGACGGCCACGGCTTCACTTGGAAGAAAGTCCTTTCGCATTGTGTTTTCGTCGCGCTCGGCTGAGAGCAAGTCGTCTATATCCATGGCTCGTGTTGGTATCTCATCCCATCCAAGAAGGCGGCACGCTTCGAGTCGGCGCGCACCGCATATGAGTCGGTTGTCCATCGTGACGACTACGGGATGCAGGAGTCCGTGCTCCGCGATGGAATCCGCGAGGGCGCCGATATCGCCCATGTCCTTTCGGGCGCGCTCGCCCATGAGGATGGCGTCTATCCTCATCGCGTCTCCTTGTCGGCGTGCCGCCACTGCCAGATTCGCCGTGCGGCCCGGAAGACATCAACGAGCTCGCGGCAACGCGACGGCGGAATTAGCCGCGCTTCGAACTCCGGGTCCTTCGTCGTCTTCGGAAGCCTGAGAACCAGCCCCCATGCTTTCTCATCCAGAAGCCCGCGCTCGATCGCCATGTGACGATACGTGGCGGTCTGGACGTCGTGCTCTGGGTAGAGCGCCCTTCCCGTCTTCCAGTCTCCGAGCGCGGCGACGCGTCGCGGCTTGGGCGCCAGGACGTAGACGTCGAGCTCGCAGCAAATGACATCCGCCGAGCCCGCCGCGTCGAGCTCATCGCTGTAGAGCCGCTTTTCGGTGTGCGTCGGCTTGAGATTCACCTTGCGTCGCCAGTCCTCGAAGGCGGCGACAGACCAGCGTGCCGGCTCCGACGTCTTCGGCTCCTCGCCGCGCTCAAGGGCGAGCTCGCCGAGAATGCGCCATTCGATGAAATCGTGCGCTTCGTTGCCGACGTTGATGGCGGCCTGGGAGACGATCTTGTGCGCTTTCTTCTTGGGTAGCGCCAGGTCGAGGCGCTTGCGAAATTCAGGCGCGTCAACCGCGTCACCGTTCAAGCTGACGTAAACGATGTTGGCGGTCTCCACGCACAGCTCGCGCTCGACCTTCGCTGCCCACGGGATCAAAGCCGGCTTCGAAATGACGCCCAAGACGTTCGTCACGGACGGCATCTCGTGATCGGTGTCGGGGTGAAGATAATGACGGCCCTTGCCCGCGACCTCGTGGCGTTGAAGCTCAGCCATCGGCGCCCGGCTCTTCCTTGCCGAAGTCCATCTCCGGCTCCCAACTCTCGACCATCCCGACGACGCGATCGAAGTCCGCCGCGGAGATTTCCGACGTCGCCTCGAGCTCCAGGACAACGAGGGCGTCCCTCATGATCTGCTCGCGTGTCGAGCCCGTGTCTTCGGCGCGCGCCATGGCGTGCTTCCAGAGATCGTTTTGTTGAGGCTTCGAGATCGTCTTGGGTCGCTCGGCCGTTGCCTGGTCTGGCGCGGGCTTCTGAGGCTCGGCTTTCGGCTGGCCGGTGTCCATATCCTCTACGTCCTGCGTGAATATGTCGCTCGCAGCGGTCGCGGTGAGCGTGGCGTCAACAAAGGCGCGCTTCTTCGCCATCTTCAACACCGTGTTGTAGGTGTCGGCGATATCAGGGTTTTCCTTGCGGCCCGTTTCTTGGCCGACGATGCGGTCATCGCTCGCGGAAAACTGCTCACCGCATCCGCCGATCTTGCCATAGCAATACCAGCCCTTCTCGCCGCCCTCCTCGGCAAACTTGCTGCGCTTGATGCATTCCGCGCCGCAGCCTGGACACGCCCGCTCGGCTTTGCGCCATCTATATTTTGATTCCATCGTGGAACAAAGCCCGACGCCTTCGCCGACCTTTATGCTGGTCAGCGAATTCTCGAGACGGCAGCGAACGCTGTACTCACGGTGATCTCCGGGGAGGTCGACGCGGTCAACGTGGAAGCTCGGCACGATCCGGAACATAAAGCAGAGCTTCTGTGCTCCGGGCTGAAGCAACGAAGGCTTGTTTGTTCCTGGGATGACGCCGTAGTGTTCGTCTTTGATGAGCGCGCTCTTCATTAGCTGCTGAACTTTGACCATCTGAGCGACGACTTCCTCGATGCTGCGCTCGTCGTGGTGGCGCACCGGGGGCGCGGCCTCCGCTACGACTTCGAGTTCATTGGTTTGGTTGGGAGTAGCCATCAGTATCTCTCCTTAGAGCAAAGCATTAGAGCGCCTCGCCTCCTATGAATTGCCGCCACAGCATCCGTTCAAGCTGGCTGTTTCGAGCGTCCCAGGCGGCGTCCCTGGCGGCGTCCCTGGCGGCGTCCCTGGCGGCGTCCCAGGCGGCGTCCCAGGCGGCGGCCCAGGCGGCGGCCCAGGCGGCGTCCCCGGCGGCGGCCCAGGCGGCGCCCCTGGCGGCGTCCCAGGCGCCGTCCCTGGCAAAGGAGCCGGCGGCGTACCCGGCGGCGGCCCAGGCA